AAAAATAAATCGTATTTTCTAATTACGGATTTAAGGGAATTAGGATAATAAGAGAGAGGATAGGAAATGAGGTGAGATAAGAGGGGAGAGAATGGAACATTTAATATAAAATTTAAAATACAATATATGGTAAATCGTGAAATAATTAGACGAAAATTAGAAAAAGTGGAATCGGGTTTAGGTAAACTAGATTTCTTAGTTAAAAGAGGAGGTGATGGTGAAATGTTTTTACAAACTACAGCCGAACTGAAAGAATTAGTTGATGAAATTAAGGCATTCATTGAATATGAACCTAGATCAGCAAATGAAATAAACTCATCTTATTAATAAAACAAAAATAAAAGTTATGAAATTAACAGCAGAACAAATCCAAGAGAACTGGAGTAAATTTATAGGCTATATAGATACATACATTTCAGAACCTAGGGCATCTAAATTAAAAGCATTTTATGAACAATATTCGGAACGAATTATCATAATGCCAGCCGCCCATAAAAAAGAATATCATAACGCATTTCCAGGAGGATATGTTGAACATGTTAATCGTGTTATTGAGGCCGCACTTAAAATTAACTCAATATGGGTAGAATTTGGAGCAGAACAAAATTACACTGTTGAAGAATTAGTATTCTCAGCTATGAACCATGATTTAGGTAAAATGGGAGATGAAAATAATGAGTCATATATTCCTCAAACAGACCAATGGCGTAAAGATAAATTAGGTGAAGATTACACATTTAATAATAAACTTGAATTTATGTCCGTTCCAGATAGAGGTTTATTTTTATTAAATTCACATGGAATTAACTATACTAAAAATGAATGGTTAGCTATTAAACTACATGATGGGTTATACGATGAATCAAATAAACCATATCTTATGTCATGGGCTCCAGAAACTAAAGTTAGAACAGCATTAGTACATATTGTACACCAGGCTGATTTATTGGCTGCTAAAATAGAATTTGAACGTGAATGGTTCCCTAAATTTAAAGGAGAAACAAAAGATGTAAAAACTAATTTCTCATTAGGTTCAAATAATTCAAATAAACCAAATGCTAAAGCCGCTAAAACTAAGGTTTTAGGAAATATGAAATCTGAAGGTCTTAAAAACTTATTAAATAATATATAATGGTACTAACATACGTTTTAATCGCGTTAATTTTAATTTTAAGTTACACTACTTTTAATTTATTACGCAAGAATGAAAAATTAGAAGACATGGTTGAAAACCAATCTAAAATTTTAAGTGGATACATGTCTTATTTAAATAAAATAGCAGATATTATAGAACATTCTGATAGAAGACTTAAAGAAGTAGATTCTAAAGGTTCATTTAAAAGTGATGATGAGGTAGGTTTCTTCTTTGAGCAATTATTATCAATACAAGAAGTATTGAATAAATTTAATATTAAAAACATATAATGGTAGAAGAAGTTGTAGTAAAGAAGAAAAAGAAAAAGTCTAATGTTTATTTTACACAAGATACAGAAAACGCTATTGTAGAGTATGTGGCGAGTGCTGATGAAGAGGAGCGTAATAGAATATATAATGAACGAATTCATCCTGCTTTTTTCAAATTAACTGAAAATATAATACACACATTTAAATTCTACTATACTGAAGTAGATAATATTACTGATCTTCAACATGAAGTTATTATATTCTTACTCAGTAAGATTCATTTATATGATCAAAGTAAAGGTACTAAGGCATTTTCTTATTTTGGAACTATAGCTAAACGTTATTTAATATTATCTAATCAAAATAACTATAAAAAACAAGTAGAAAAAGTACCTATAGCTTCTATTGAAGAAGATGAAAAATTTTCATATCAATTAGATGATATAAAATCATCTGTGATTAGTACTAATTTATCATTTTTTATAGACAAATATGTTGAGTATTGTACAAATAATATATTTGAATTATTCCCTAAAGACATCGAAGCTCAAACAGCTGACGCTATTTTAGAGTTATTCCGTAAACGAAATAGTTTAGATATATTTAATAAAAAAGCACTTTACATATATATCCGTGAGATTATTGACGTGAAAACATCAAAAATTACTAAAGTAGCAGATAAATTACATAGTATTTTTAAGAAAAAATATTTATTTTATTTAGAAGAGGGATATACAAATTTTTAAGTTACATATTTATAATAAATTTATACACATGAGTGCATTAGATAATATAGTATTTAGTAAGAAAAAATTTAGCGATATTTTAGAAGAGATATACGATAATCAAAAGAAGAAAGAAAAACAAATATCTGCTTTAATATCTGAATTAAAACCATTGATTAATGACATAGGTGATGCTACCTTAATAGTACCATTAATTAAAGAATATATGGAAATAGGTGTAAAGAACGATGAACAACTTATTAAAATGTCCACTATTATTCAAAGAATATTAAACTCATCATCAGTTGACGCTAGTGATTATGGTATATCTGAAGAAGAAAAAGCCCAATTATTAACAGAAATACAAAAAATTCACACAGAAAATAACTAATGGCTACTACATACGGATTAAATTCATTTGTTAATAACCAGACTAATCAACCTGGTGGTAATACTGCTCAACCCCAATTTGTTCCGGTTCGTGTTAAAAGTATAATACTTGATAGATACCATCCAAAATTTGAAGAATTAGGTGAATGGAATTCATTAGGTGCTATAGAATTTGAATATGTAACAGAACCATCTAACCAATCAAGTATACTTTCAGTAGCTTATCCATTATATCCTAATACTAAGAATTATCCTTTAGTAAATGAAGTAGTATTTTTAATTACATTACCTAGTACAGGAATTGGATCAACATGGAATGCTACCCGTTCTTATTATGTTAATATTGTTTCACTATGGAACCATCCTCACCATAATGCTTACCCTGAAAACCCAAATCTTGCTCCACCTTCACAAGTAAAAGATTATACTCAAACTACAGCGGGTAGTGTTAGACGGGTTACTGATCAAAGTACTGAAATATATTTAGGGCAAACATTTACAGAACGCTCAAATATCCATCCATTACTCCCATTTGAAGGTGATATAATACAAGAAGGAAGATGGGGTAATAGTATACGTTTTGGTTCAACCGTTAGAGGATTTGAACAAAATGATTGGTCATCATTTGGTACTAGTGGAGATCCATTAATAATATTACGTAATGGTCAATCACCACTATCTAGTGAGGAAGGATGGATACCTATCACTGAAAATATAAATGAAGATTTATCTTCAATATATAGTACTAGTACACAAAAAATTCCATTAGAAGTATCAAGTACTAGTTATATGAGTTATAACTTTAATTCACCTACTAACCCTAAAGAATATAAAGGTAACCCACAAATTATACTAAATTCAGGACGATTAGTATTTAACACTACTCAAGATCACATATTATTAAGTTCTAAAAAATCTATTAATCTAAATTCAGTCTTGTCAGTTAATATTGATACTCCGGATACTATAATACAATCAACTAACGTTTATTTAGGTTCTAAAGACGCTACAGAATCAGTATTATTAGGAGATACAACAGTATCATTATTGAAGATATTAGTACAAAATTTACAATCTTTTATGACAATATGTAGTACATTAGTGGGTGTACCTGATGGTGCTAATATAACCCCATTAAATGATGCTGCATCTCAATTAATTACAATATTATCTCAATTAAATACTAATTTAGATAGTACTAAATCAAACTATGTAAAAACAGTATAATGGCTTCTCCTCTAGATAATATATTAAAAGAACAAATTAGAAAAAATGATGCTAATATATCAAATGTTTTGAATAATGGCTTATCTGCTGTTGAGAATATAATACCAGACCCATTAAAACCTTCACCTTTAGATATAGAAAATATAAGAAAAAAAGCTATAGCACAGATTAAAAGTGATATTAATAAAATACCAGAAATTGACTTACCTGCTATTAAAAAATCACTACCAGGATCATTAAAACCTCAAGGTTCAGCTAAATTAAGTGGAACTATAACGGCTTTAGGACAAAAAATTATAATTAAACTTAAACCTATTATTATTGATATGGTTAAACAGTTTATTATAGGGATAGTAGATAATGAAATAACTAAAGCAAAGGAAAAAGCTACCGTTGAACAACAAAAAATCCAAAATGAAATTAATACTTTTGCAGGATTAGATGGAGTAGATGTGCAAATAAAAGTAAATATTTTAAAAGCTAAAAAAGAAGCAATATCTACGGCTACAAAAGCTATTGAAACTAATTTACGATCACAATTAATAAAATTTGGATCACTAACACCTGATGAACTTTCTACAAATTTTGAATCAATATCATTTGATAAAATTCCTAAAAATTTTGGATCATTTTCACTTAATGAGATCCCTACACAAATACCCAAAATATTAGAATCAGTAAAAACATCAGTATCTACATCTACAAAAATTATTGAAGATAATATTCAATCACAATTAACAAAATTTGGATCAACCCCACTTAATGAACTTCCTAAACAAATATCTTCAACATTAGAAACAACAATTAAAGATAATTTAAATAAAGCATTAAATTTAGGATCATCTCAACTTAATAATCTTCCTATAGTATCAAAAATAATAACAGAATCAATAACTATATCTGCAAAAACCGTTGAAGATAATTTGCGTTCAAAGTTAGAAAGTTTTGGATCAACTACACTTAATGAACTTCCTGAACAAAAACCTCTAATAAAACAAATAGTAAAAGATTCAGTACCTATAGCTAAACAGGCTATTGAAAACAATTTACGCTCACAATTAGTAAATTACTTAGGACCACTATCATTTAATGAACTCCCTAGACAAATACCTTTAATATTTGAAGCAGTATTTGCAGATGGCTGTCCTAATTTAAATAATCCTATTATTCAAAAAACTATTATTATCCGAAATGGTTTAGTAACATCTTTAAACTTAATAGGCAAGCAATTAGATACACTTACAAAAGTACTAACTGGGTTAAATTCATTTCTTGATTTAAGTCAAAGAGCTATAAATGCCTTTCAAACAGCTAAAATATCAGTATCATTAGCTGTTAAGGCTATACCTTCCCCTCCTGGAGTCCCTGGTGCTGTTACTTCAACATTAAGTGATTTAGACACGATAACAAATAGGTTATTATTTCAAAAAGATGGAACACCTAGATTACCTAAAATTAAAGGTTCAGTAGCATCCGCTACAGTTGCGGTATCAATAATAAATGGATATATTAAAACCACCATAGCTATAATAGAAGCTATAGATGTTAAACTCAAACAATGTGCCCCAAATTTAATTCCATCTTCAAATCCAGCATCATCTCCCCTTATCTCAATATCTCCAAACTTAATATCAATAGCTATACTCCAAACTGAATCAGAACAAACACAAAATGGTGTTACTTATGCTGGATTCTTAATAGAAATTGAAGAAGTACCATATACCCCAACAGTAAATCGTAGAAGAGCTGTGGGAAAAAACCAAAGTGGTATTAAATTAATACAAACCGAACTATCATTTACAACACAAGATTTAATATTAATTAATGAACTTAAGTTAATAATTGATAGAGATAATTTAAAAGCTTATTAAACCCAATATTTATAACATATGGATATTACTAAATTTAAAAAAATCATTAAAGAATCAGTAAAAGAAGTAATTCAAGAAGAATTACGTGATATCTTACTTGAAGCTGTTAAAGCTCCAAAAAATGTAGTTACAGAAAGTGTGCAACCTTTTAATACACAATCCAATACCCAACCATCTAAACAACTAACTCCATCTGAACGTAGAGCAATGTTTGGCAACATACTTGAAGACATGCAAAACGGAGGGATGGCATCAACTGAAAATATACCATTTAGATCAGCTGGACCCGTTGATCCTGTAAATGGAAAATTACCTGAAGGTGAATTAGGATTAGATCAAATAATGGGTTTAATGAATAGATAATGGCATTCGGACCTAAAAAAATATTTCCTATTGACACACAGCCGGGAACGGCTGTTGGAGTAAGTATTCCATTTAATGCCCCTGCGGTATTTTTTTCTACATATACTACTAAAGATGCTATTAGAAATAATTTACTTAATTATTTTTTAACTAATACTAATGAAATATATTTAAATCCAACATTTGGAGCTAATTTAAGAGCATTCATTTTTGAACAAATTACCAACGATAATTTAGATGGGCTTAAACAAGATATACAATTAAAAATAGGTCTATATTTTCCTAATGTTACAGTAGCATCTTTAGATATAACTTCAGATACTGATAATAACGAAGTTACAATGGTTTTAAAATATAATATTATAGACACAGGGATTTCAGATCAAGTACAAATAACCTTCCAATAATGGCTACAAATAATAATACTAAAAAAGATATAAAATACATAAATAAGGATTTTACTGAGTTAAGAGCCAGTCTAATAAACTACGCCCAAACGTATTTTCCAACAACTTACAATGACTTTAGCCCAGCATCCCCTGGTATGATGTTCATGGAGATGGCAGCTTATGTTGGTGATGTTTTATCTTTTTATCTTGACAATCAATTT